GCAAGAGAGAAAAAGAGAACGAAAAGGGCAGGGGAACGGACGGGTTCGGGTCCCGCTTTCCCGTCTGTCTGCGTGACAAGGCTTTGCCGGAATCTTAATACCCATTACAAGCCCGCCACGCCGCATAAAAACGGCGTTGTTCCTTGACTTTTCCGCCGGTTTCTGCTATACTTAACCATAGGTTGATAAGCTGTGTTTTTACCGGCGGATTCCGCTTCGCACCTGTTTTCGCACAACGGGCGCGGGGCGGTTTTTCTATGCAGTTTTTCGGCGGCGGGGCGGGGTCTGTCAGCCCTCCGCCGCCGCTCCGGTGTTTTCGATCATGTCCGCCGCCGTCACAATAATTGACCCGGCGGAAACGGCCTGTCCCTCAATCTTGACCGTTACGCTGTTTTCGCCTGTTAGATCGACTGTCATTCCGGGCGCAAGCAAAAGCGCCCGCTTTGCCGCTTCTTCCCGTTCAATTTCTGCCGCGTCGATTTTTGCCGCGAAAATCGCGGACACAACCGCCGCCAGCACGTCGCCCCAAAGATACGCGGCATAGTCGCCCAGCGTTTCCATGACAGCAAACGCGGCTTCCTCAATCTCCGCGGCGCGCTGTTCCTCTTTGTAGTCTGCCGGGGTTTTAATGCCTGCCGGGTTTATTGCCTTGTCGTCAATGTAAAGATCGGCGTACACCTTGCGCCCGTCGGAGGGCTTCAAGCCGATTTTTGCGGCGTGCGGGTTGCCCGGATTCTCATTGACGGCATACAGGGGAATTCCCTGTTCCTTGCAGAACGCCACCGCTTCGTCCAGCAGTTTCCGGGTTCCGTTCTCCCGGCTGGTGTAAAGAATGATCTTTGACCCGTCCGCCGCCAGCCGCTTCACGTAGTCAATGACGGCCCGGTTCGGCGCTCCCACTTCCGGGAACGCGTCGGCGCAAATGGTCCCGTCGAAATCGACGGCGACAAATTCATATTTTGACATTGTTTGTCCCTCTTTCGATTCGGTCCGGCGCGGCAATCGTCACCGAATTCCCGCCGCGGTCCAATAATTCAACTTGAAGAGTAAGCCCCGAACCATCCGGCTTCCGGCGGTAGATCAGCGCGGAAATATGCTGATATGTAATGCCGCCGCACCTGATCGGGCATTGCTCTTTGAATGCGGCTTTTGCTTCACTGATTGTCACGGCCCGCCCTCACTTTCCGGGAAACCTCATATTCGGCCCCATACCGGCGGCGCTTACACCTCCAGCAAGTGATCTTCATATTGACCCCGCCGCCGACGCGCTGGACATTGTGCGTCCCCGCCTTTTTCAATTCAAGGAAGCAGGGCAAACAGAATTGACGTTTCACGATCTCACCCCCTCCCGCACGTTTTCCAATGCGGAACAAATGCAACGGGCAGTTCCGGCGATTCCTCTTCCGGGCGGGCAACGCGGCCCACAACCGGCGCGCCGTCGTCCGTCGTGAAAGTGTCCCGCCCGTCGCCCTCAATCACAAACACGGGTTCAGGGTCAAACGGTATCGCGCGCCCTGCGGCGGTTGTTATCCATTCGATTTCCTGCCCGCACCGGCGGCAAACGCTCATACAGCGCGCCCCCGTTCGGCGTAGGCTTTCGCGCCAATCTCCAGCATTCCGCGGATAAAAACCAGCGTGTCCCGCTCCGCTTCCGCCTGTTCCTCCCATGCTTTGACCTCTTCCGGCTTTAATTTCCGGGCGGTCAGCGCGGACAGGCCGCACCAATAGTCGCCGGGGCGAATCCCGTATTCTTTGCAGAAAATCCGCTTTGCCTGATCGCTGGACACGGCCCAAACGTGAAGCGCGCACCCGCTCGAATTCTTCACAAGGTAAAGGGCTTTCGGCTTGTCCATCATTCCACCGCCTTTCCCGTCGCCGGATAGGGCGACAAGCGTTGATATATGCAAATTCTTTCCCGCCCTGTCGCCTTGCTTTCCGGCATGAACAAAACGGTATATTCGCGGTGTTGCGCGGCGCGCCACAACTGTTCAGCAAAAGCAAGGGCGTTCCGCCATGTTTCACGGCGGCTCCGCTCTGTGTAGGCCGCGGCGCGGGCTTCCTCACTGTCGAACGTTTCAAAGAGGGTCGAACCCCCGGCAATTTCCAGCGTTACACGGAGGGAAAGGGAATCGTTTTCCGGGTTCTGATCGTATTCCCTCCAAATGGGGCGCGGGTCGTTTTCCCTGTTCCGGGTGATAAGTCGTCCCGCCGGGCCGGTCCAATCCGGGAAAGTGATTTTCTTTTTCATGCGTCCAGCTCCTTTCCGGCTTCAAGGGTCAGCCACCAGCCGGGTTTGTTCCTGAATTCCTCATGCGGGCAATCGTCGCACCCCAAATAAAGGCAGTCGGCGCAATACTGCGCGTGAAATTCTGTGTCCCACGGCCCATCCATGACAGGCAGGGCCGCAAGGAACGCGCCCAGCGTTTCCGGGCTTTGTGTGATCTTTTCAAACTGTGTCACCGCCGAAACCTCCTTGCAGGCTTTCCGCCGGGGTCCGGCCCCGCCGCCTGAAATTTTCCTGTACTGTCTGCTGGGCGATAACCGGGTTATATGCCCGCCGCCCGTTCCGGTCCAGAACCGGCGCGCCGTCGTCGCCGACGGTTTCCCCGCGCTTCAATTCCCGGTAGATCGTCGCTGTCGTCACGTCCAGCCGATCTGCAATATCCGCCGGGCGTTCGTTTGCCTGATACCATGCGGCAATCCGCCGCCGGTCCGCAAAGGTCAGGTATTTATACCGCCGCACCGCTATTCACCCCCGTTCCTCTTTCTCCCGCGGCGGGGGTCCGGCCCCGCCGCCCGCTTCCTGCCGCGTTTCCGCATACAGCTTCGCGGTCCCGATTTCCGCCGCCGCCGTTCTTCGTGTAGAGGTCCGCGTGGCTATCTTCGTCGCAAGCCAATTCCTGCGTCTTGTCCTTGCGGTCGCGGAAAACGGGGTTCTTGTAGCCGTCCGCCGCGCTGTACCACTCGACCGTACCCCAGCCGGGTTTCGTCGCCTGCTTATAAGCTTCTGTCTTGCTGTTCAACTTGATAACCGGAATGCTTACAACGTCGGTCACGATATAGCGGATTTCGTTTTGCTTTTTCATGGTGGAATCCTCCCCACTTGATTTCCCGGCCCGGTTGTGGTATAAAAAAATAAATGCGATAGAACCGTTCCGCACCCTTTCGGGTGGGTTCGTGTTCTTTCGCATTTAATATTACAACCTACGAATTTTGTGCGGCCAAGGAAAAAATGCTTGCTTTTTTTGGCGCGATATGGTAGACTAGCTATTGCATGTAATGGACGTTGTGATCCTGCAACGGGTCTTCATGCCCAGCCAACCGGCTGCACATGTAAGCCAGACAGTCCTCTGCCGTGTGTTCGGGAATGAATGTCTGATAAAATTTAGGAGGAACAGTATGGACGCTTTAAAGCAGATTGCAAGCGAGTGCATCAAAGCAGAGATGCCCAAAGTCGAGATCGGTGACACCGTGAAGGTGCACGTCTGGATCAAAGAGGGCGAGAAGAAGAGAGTTCAGGTTTTTGAGGGCACCGTGATTGCGAAGAAACACGGCGGCATCTCCGAGACTTTCACCGTCCGCCGGGTGGCACATGGCTGCGGAGTTGAGAGGGTTTTCCCGATCCACTCCCCCAATATCGAAAAGGTGGATCTGGTCCGCAAAGGCCGTGTCCGCCGCAGCAAGCTCTACTATCTGCGTGACCGCGTTGGTAAGGCTGCCAAGGTCAAGGACATCATCCGCTAATCTGATTCTGATGCAAAAAAGCAGCCGCGATTTCTGCGGCTGCTTTTCCTTTTAAATGCGGCAGATAACAGGCCCTGGTTCCGGGCATCTTAATAATCGAAACAGTGGAAAAACTTTTTTTGATTTTTCAGGATGCGGAAAGGCGGTGCAGAGGATGAGCGGTTCATCCCGGCGTAAAAAGACGTTTCATTACGGGATCAGGCGTTCGCTCAACTGGATTTCGGCGCGGCGCACCCGCAGGAGGGAATTATTTGACTGGGTGGAATCCTGTGTGGATGCCCTCGTCCTGATTCTGCTGGCGTTCGTTTTTCTGGTGCGTACTGCTACCGTTTCCGGTTCCTCGATGGTACCGACCCTGCATGACCGGGAGCGGCTGCTGCTCTGGCAGGCGGGCTATCATGACCCGCAATATGGGGACATCGTGGTGGTTGACCGCACTGGGACCGGGGAAACACCGGTCATCAAGCGGGTGATCGGACGTGCGGGTGACCGGATTGACATTGACTTTTCAGCGGGCGAGGTGCGGCGCAATGGGGAGCTGCTTGACGAGCCGTATATTTACGAGCCGACCCACGCTTTCCGGGATGTGGATTTTCCGGCTGTTGTGCCCGATGGGACGGTTTTCGTGCTGGGGGATAACCGAAACCACTCGCTTGACAGCCGGGACAGCTCGATCGGCATGGTAGACCTGCGTCAAATCATGGGCAAGGCAGTATTTCGGCTTTACCCGTTTGAGGCGGCAGGCTGTATCGGGTGAAAAGTATGACAAGGAAGGGTATGACAGCGATGGAAAAAAAGGAGGGCCAGATCAGCGAGCTTTATGAGCTTGTGGAGTCGTTTGTCTGGATGTTGGGGGTGCTGTTGGTGGTCTGCTGTTTTTTTGTGCGGACCGCTACGGTGGACGGTGGGTCGATGTTCCCGACGCTGGAGGATCGCGAAAACCTGCTGTTGCAGGTGGCAGGATGTGGGAACGCCTCCTATGGTGACATCCTTGTGGTCAACGCGCCCGATCTTGCA